ATATGAATCTTCCACATATCTATACATCCGGTAAAGTTCAACAGATATATGCGATAAGAGATCTGATAGACCCGACACAAGCATCCTTCGATCCGGACTTCTGGCAAATAACGTCCGGATACGATCTTCCCGCTGAACCTAAGCGCAAATACCTGATCGGACTCGCGTCTGACTGGATCTATGTCAACTTTGTCACTCTTGCCGGTGTAAATCTTGGGACCGCAACGTCCGCGGACACCTACTATGGCATTAAAAACGATTATTACTCATATGCTCATCCGGGAATATACATTGCAACTGATTCGATAGACAACTTAATAGGCAAGACGATAACCATCACAGGAGGGCTGCGCCCCGCCACAATTAATGGGATATCGTATGCCAATTGTATCAACGGCTGCCGGATCTGCGCTGAGTTTGATGGACGGATCTTCTTCGGAGGAAACCCGTCATTCCCAAACAGGATATGGTATACTCAGCGCGACGAAAACGGAGTTAACCGACCGGATTACGTCGGTGAACTTAATTACTGGCTGGACGGCGCGGCGGGTGACGTCAATGTATCGATGTTAGTGGCTACCGACGTGCTGTGCGTGCTGCAGCAGCAGTCAGACGGCAGGGGCGGAATATGGATACATCAGGGCGCTGACACAGGAAGCGATCTCACGCCCCGCGTATATCCGTCCAATTTCGGATCGCTTGATTCGGCGCCGTTTGCTGCTTGCTGCAACTTCCGCGACGACGCGGTCTTCCTTACTGACCACGGACTTGACGCAATAGCCAAGAAAACCGTCAACCTTGACAGATCCATCGAACACCGGTCCACCAACGTCGACAATCTCCTTCTCCGGGAAAATCTTTCCGGAGCCGAGATGCTCGAATGGAACGGATACCTGATGCTCCTCTGCCCTTCCGGGAACGTATATATGGCGGATTCCAGGCAGATATACCGTAACGACTCCTCCGGGTACGCCGAGTACGAATGGTATCTCCTCGACGAAATGGGAATGTATGTCGGGCAGACCAAAAAAGAAGACTCCGACGAGATGATCGGAGGAACCTTCTACCGGGCGACAAAGATGCTCTCGACGGAAGGCGTGCTTTATTTCGGCACGTCGCTCGGCAGGATCTGCGTTATCAACACCGACAAACGCGGCAAGGCATACACCTGGGAGATCACTCCGGTCCCGCCTCCGGAAGAAGATGAGGACGAGGACGAGCCGGTCACGGTCACCGAGCCGGTCGAGCCGGGACGCATCCACCGGCACTGGTACACGCGCTGCGGGCGGCGCTACACGAGCTGCCTGACCACGCGGTATGACGACTGCAACTATCCGCACGTGACCAAGAACACAGTCCGGAAATCGGTAGACATTGAGCTCCGGACGTATCACGATTCGGCGGTGGACGTGTCCTGGCGCACGAACCGGGAAAACGAGTGGAAGACAAGCGATTTCGACGGAAGCTGGAACAACCGCTTCGAGCACTACGAGATCGATTTCGGAAACCATTCCTTCGATACCGCCGAGCAGAAGATCGCGGTATCTGATGAGCACGCCAAGCTCTGGACGCTCAAACAGTTCCATCTTAAGTCCACGGACTATCAGAGCGCATGGGGACTGTATCACATATCCTACCGCTGGCAGGTAGCCCGGAGAATCAAGAATTAAGGAGAAAGAAAATGGCAATAGAAAAAATCTCCGATGCCGCGAGGGACGCGGCGTCGGTCGGGGCGATGGCAGACCGCCCGAACAGTACGGCGAGAGACGGCTATTCCGGTCTTACTCCGGCGCAGGTCAAGGCGAAATTCGACGCGCTTCCGAAGCTTAACACGGCGAAGATAAACGAGATCATTGATCTGATAAACGGCACCGGCGCAAGTTCGCTGGCGTATCTGCTGCAGACTCCCGTCGAATACCAGGGCGACACTCTGACGCTCTACGAACTTCTCGTCGCTCTTCAGAACGGAACGTTTGGAGATATCGCCATGATAGACGAAGCTACGCTCACAGAGACGTTGGCGGCGATCAATGCAGCCATTGCCGCAGCCAACAAGATCCCGCCCGGAGGAACCGCCGGTCAAATACTTGCAAAGGCGTCCGGGTCCGATTATGATCTGATGTGGGTAGATGATCAGCGGGGCGGCGGAGAGATCGACTACAACGACCTGTCCAACAAGCCATCGATAAACGGCACGCAGCTGGTCGGCAATAAGACTGAAAACGAGTTGATCCTTGAGGCAAGAGGCAAAATAACCGTCAATGACGTGGAGTATCTTGTCCAGCGCAAAGCCATGACTATCACTAACAACGGAGTCACTACTACGTTTTACGTAGCTGATATAACGGGGGCGTAAAATGGGAGTAAGCAAGATTTTATATGACGGAGTCGGCATTGATCTGACTCAGGACACCGCAGTTGAGTCGGACGTTGCAAGCGGTAAGTATTTTCACAAGGCGAACGGCGACAGGGTACAGGGAACTGCATCCGGGGGTGGAGGAGGCGGTGAAGAGGTCTTCTGGGCGATTCGTGGGACGACCCCTTTCAACGATATTAAAAATGCTTATCTTGCCGGGAAGGTTGTTATGGCGAGAGACGGACACGAGATATTCGTTCTATGTGATCGGTCTCAAGATGAGTTCAACGACGTGTTCGTGTTCACAGCGGCGTACGGAGCGCATGTATATGGCGAAAACGGAATTACCGAGTTGACGGTAAATAGTTCCAACCAGTGGGCAAAAGAAAGTAACACATTGGAGAACAGCGGAGTCGTTACGGTAGAAGGAACTTCTTATGCCGTTTCGCGCAAGGCGCTCTCTATCACCGAGAACGGAGTCACCACCACGTATTACGTGGCGGACATAACAGGCGAGGGAAGATGACATGGCAGTACAAAAAGTAGCCTACGACGGGCATACGCTTATTGATCTGACTCAGGACACCGCAGTCGAGTCCGATGTCGCCAACGGCAAATGGTTTCACAAAGCAAACGGACAGAGGGTCCAGGGCACCGCATCCGGAGGCGGGGGCGGTACTGCGACATTTCCCGGAAGCGTAATGGTAACATTCGTCTCCAATATCGTCGGAAGTCCAACAATCCCTTACGCATACCGGGCGGCAAGCCAGAGCGTCCCCACCAACGTTGTCTGGAAGTTCGGGACATATGACCCAACCGATCCGCAGGATGTTGTACTGAACATTGTTTCCAATGTTGCTCAAGTTCGTGACGGATTTTATGTGTTCGTGCACGATGATCAGTGGATCGAACTGACCAATGCCGTATCGTTGCATTGCGCGAGCTTCAACCCGCTCGATCAGTCGCTGGCTCAGTATGGGATCGGAGACGATGATAACGTGTACTACGTAATTCCGACCGCGTCAACCTGCACAATAACAGTCACAGACGGAGGAGAATGAAATGGGAGACTATAAAGTCCGTATGGTTAATGAGTACGCCGAACTCAAAAACCGTTACGAAAAACTGCACAGAATGCTCGTCAAACACGACGCCGGGACGCTGGATTTCACGCCGACTTGCCCTATAGAACTTCTGCGGGACCAGGCGGCGACAATGGGAAGATATCTTTACATTCTTGAAGTTCGAGGCGAACTCGAAAATATTGATCTGATAAAGGAGATAAAAAGATGATAATCGTAAGAAGTTACAATCCCGCCCAGCATGGGCATAGCGTAAGATCTCCGTATGAGCTCTTCGCTGACACAAAAAACGAAGTTCCGGAGACAGGAACGGCAACCAAAGCATTAATCAGTAATTTTCCCGGCGGCAGCATTCCTCCGACGACTCTGTTGATAACCGGAGACTGGAATATCGCCCAGCTCGGCACCGATGACAAATGGAGCTGGATTGACGCTTGATAAGGAGTATAAAAAATGCTGGACATCTTTTCTTTTTTAATCGGGCTTCTTTTTGAAAAGAAAAAAGCAAAAGGATCCGTGGTAATAATCGACGAGTCCGAACAGTATACGTTTACTGACGAAAACTCGGACGGAAATATCGTAATTGAGGAGGCAGAATGATGGCTACCATACCACTGAAATCGATAAAATTCCCCGGACTGCCAGATACTTATGTAATTCCAGACCCTGACGAAACGCTGTCTGTCGCTGGAGCAGCCGCAGACGCGAAAGTGGTCGGAGGCGCGCTCGACACCAAAGCCGACAAAGGCGGCACGATCGCCAACGCAGAACAACTCATATCATCTGTCGGCATAAACGACAAAGTGCCTTACAACTTCCGCACTACTGGCGGCTCTGCTGATGTTGGTAATCGCAAGACCGAGAAGATTGTCGGCGGAACGATTGTGTGGAATCAGTTAATAAACAAGTTGAGGTTTAGCGGAACTCAATATGACAACTCAACAATCAATGCTTTTTCTGTCAACGGAACAATAGACCAGCCATCTCCAATAAATTCACCTGTAGGGCATAAATTGCTCTCAACATTTGAATACTATATGACAAGTGATTTTAGCGGAACTGTTCAGGTAAGAAACTATAAAACCGATGGCAGTTTTTCATCCTTGACATCATCAACATCCTCGAAAACATATGCTAACATAAAGTCCTGTATTGCGGCAAGTGAAACATTTAACATCCGCTTAACCAATGTAACCGCAGGCTCAATAAATGTCGGACATATGCAAGTCATAGACATCACCACACTCTTTGGTTCAACAATCGCGGATTATCTCTACGCTCTCGAAACTGCCACACCGGGCGCAGGAGTTGCGAAATTCCGTCAGCTCTTCCCGAAGCCGTATTACGCATACAACGCAGGCGAGCTGATGTCGGTCAAGACGAGCAAGGCGGTGATGACTGGATTCAATCAGTGGGATGAAGAATGGGAAGTTGGTGTCTATGACCTTAATACGGGTGCAAAGAGAACCGCAACGAATACTATCCGAAGCAAGAACGCCATTCAATGCGTCCCGAACGCGGTATACTACTTCGGCACGAGCATCGCTTCTGCATTGTTCTACGACGCAAGCGGAAACTACCTTTCCTATGCGTATAACAACGCAAGCGGAAATCTGCTTACTACACCGAACGGGTGCTACGAAATTCGGTTTATTACTAAATCGTCCTACGGCACCACATACAACCATGACATCTGCATCAATCTCTCTTGGGATGGCGAGCGCGATGGCGAGTATGAGGAATACAAGACTTATGAGTATGCACTTGATTCCGACCTTGAACTTCGCGGCATATGGAAACTCGACTCCAACAACGATATTTATTGCGATGGCGATGAGTATGAGAGCGATTGCAAGGTGACGAGAAAGTATGGCATTGTCGATTTGGGGACGCTGGATTGGTTGTATACGTCAGCAACTCCAAATAGGTTCAGAACCACATTGCCAGATGGAGCAAATGGAACAAATCTAATTTGTGCCAAATATCTAACAACGGCAATTAAAGGAGAAGATAAGACGCTGTATTTCTTTGACAGCTATTATGGGACAAAAGCTCTCGTGATTTTTGATTCTGCATACACCTCTGCCGCAGAATTCAAAGCCGCTATGTCGGGTGTTTATCTCGTTTATGAGCTTGCAACTCCGACAGAGGAGACTGCCGATCCTTATACGAATCCGATGGTCGACGATGATTGGGGAACGGAAGAACTCGTTGACGCCGGGGTCGAAGCCGGAAGCAGAGATGTCGCTGTTCCTGTCGGGCACGATACCTTTTATCAGGCAAATCTCCGGGCAAAGCTGGAGATGGCTCCCGACTCGCCTGATGGTACAGGAGACTATATGGTGAGGCAAACCGACGGAAAGAACTCCTATGTGCCTCTCTCTTCCAACACCACGATAGCGGGACTTGTAAACAGAGTGCCTGAAGCTCCGAGCGAGGATGGCACATATACGCTCAAGGCAACTGTCGCAAGCGGAGTCAAGACCTATGCGTGGGTGGCTGACGAGTAAGATAGAATAATCAAGATCACAAAGCGAATTAGTTTAACGGAAGAATGTGGGGCTTTGAACCCCAAGACAAAGGTTCGACACCTTTATTCGCCGCCATGATCTGATTGAGAGGGAAAAATGAAAGATATAATTCTCGGCATACTGTCATTAATTGCCGCCAGCTTTGCTTTTATCACATTTCTTATTACCCGGCGAGATCAGCGCAAAGCGAAGCTTGATCAACTTATTAAAGTTTCTGAAGAAAACACAAAGTCAATTATCCAACTCAACAAGAACGATGCTGGGATGCAGTTGTTCCTTTTGATGCACATCTCTCCGAGGAGTGCAGCGGACATACTGCCTCTTGCCTACCGTTACTTTGTTGAGTTGAACGGCGACCAGTATCTCACGAGCCAGTTCAAGGACTGGCTCAACAACCAAAACATTGATAAACCTATCTGGTTCAAGGGGGAACACTAATTATGATCTTCAAAAACAACAAAATTTATGATATCCTGAAGTGGATATCGCTTTCCGCGCTGGATGCGCTTGGGCTGCTGTACAGCACGATTGCCGCCATCTGGGGACTGCCCTATGGAGATGAGATCCTAAAAACATGTACGGCGCTCTCGCTGTGCATAGGAACTCTGATCGGAATAAGCTCGATCCAATACAAGAGGAGTCTGCCTCCTCACGAGGGAACAATAACCTTCATAGCGCACGAAGACGATGAAGATTAACGAGTGCATAATGACGAACTCCGGCGTATATCTATACGCCGGACGAACCGAAAAGCATTATGGCATAGTCGTTCATTCGACGGGAGCGAACAACCCTCAAGTATGCAGACTGGTTCAGCCGAGTCCGGACGATCCGAGATACGATGAGATCATCCAAGAACTTGGTTGGAACATATTTGGCAATGACTGGAATCACCCCGATTGCAACGACGGAGTCAATGCAGTAATCGGAAAGAACGCAAAAGGCAAAGTATCTATATGGCAGTGTCTGCCGTGGTGCAACATAGCACACGGAGTATGGCGAGGCAAAATGTTCCGCAAGGGGTCGCCTTGTTATGCGGAGCCGCAGCGCAGAACAATTGTATGCTACACCGAAGAAGACAATATGCTTCCTTATTCCGTATATTGCCAAATGGCATATTACGACACGCCCGTCGAAGGGGAAGGAAAGCCGCTTAAAGGCATTGCCAAGTGGAAATACAAAGGTCGCTATGTGTGGATTGATACGTTTGGACTTCGGTCTTATAATAACGATCCGCCGTATCTTCAGTTTGAAATGTGCGAAGACAACTTGAAAAACGAAAGTTATTTCAACGAAGTAATGGACGCGGCACAAGAACTGTGTGCCTATTTGTGCAAACAGTTTGACATTCCGCTCGAAAATGTTGTATCTCACAAGGAATCGTTTGGACTTGGGTATGGAAGTGAACACGGCGACCCGGACCACTGGTTAACAAAATATGGCAAAGACATGAACTGGTTTAGAAAGAAGGTGAAGGAAAAGATGGGAAAAGTAACGGTATTCAAAAGAGGCGACAAAGTCAAACTCCTCTCCAATAAGGCAATTGATGGTACGAAAATATGGGATGTCGTGCTTGATGGCAGACCGCTTTGGGTGGTAGATTCGGACGAGATATCAACCGCCGTGACTATCAACGAAGACCTTTCGGGTATAACCGCAAGAATGCACACATACGATGTAGCATATTACGACGAGCAGCCGAAACCGGAGCCGACGCCGGATCCTACTCCGGACCCCGAGCCGGAGCCGACTCCGATAAACACCGAGCGCCTGCGGAAGATCGCGGGGCTGCTTCGCGACATTGCCGGTGAAGTGGAGGCGCTTGCAGATGGCAAATGAGATGGTATCGATCCCATATGCCGTCTACGAAGCGCAGCAGGAGCGCAATGACCGGAGTAATAAGCGGCTATGGGTCCTGGCTATAATTCTGATCATAGCGCTCCTGGCGTCGAATATCGGCTGGCTCGTATATGAGAGTCAATTCGAGACGGTCGTTGACGAGTCAGATACCGTGATATCTCTTGATCAGGAGGCAACCGGCGACGCTTATTTCGTTGGAAGGGATGGTAATATAAATGGCTAAGCAGAGCGCCTATATTAAGATCCATACCAAGACCACCACGCGCCGTAAAAAGGGATCGACCGCTCCGACGACGACGGTTAAGCAGAAGACGACGTCGCTGCCGAAAGCATCCGGTAAAATGTCCGTAAAGACCGTCACCAGGTCCAGGACCACGACCAACGTAGTCAAGCCCGGAGACAAAGTCATCAAGCGCGTAAAGAAGAAAAAGTGATGGTACATCCGGAGATACTCGACACTAAGTGTCGCAGCGAATGGGAGAAGCTGATAGACGAATGGATCTTCGACGAGAAGGACCGGTATATGCTCAAGCGCCAGCTTCTTGACGCCAAGACCATTGCCGAGATCGCCGAAGAGGTCGAAATGTCGAACCAGCAGGTACACGCCCGCCTGAAGCGCGCCAAAACCAAACTCTTTAACAAAATTTGAATAAAGCTTAAACAAAGCTTATATAAAGCCGTAAGGTAACTTGATTGGTTATCTTACGGCTTTTTTGTATAATTTTATCGGTCAAAACAAGGGGGATAAATCAATGTATGAAATGTGGAATCCGTCACCTATCGGAGCAAGAGTCGGCGACTGCGCGGTCAGAGCGCTGGCAAAAGCATTTGGTTCTGATTGGGGATCCGTATACACCATGCTGGTCGTCAAAGGATTTGAGATGAGCGATATGCCAAACTCAAATGCGGTTATCAATGCGCTGCTTATGGAACGAGGATTCGAGCGGGAGACGATCCCCAACACCTGCCCGTACTGCTATACGGTCAAGGACTTTGCAGAAGAGCACCCGGAAGGGACTTACGTCTTGGGGACCGGCAGCCACGTCGTCTGCGTAAAAGACGGAACAGTATATGACTCGTGGGACAGCTCCCATGAGATCCCAATAGTATATTGGAAGAAGAAAGGAGAATAACAATGCCTTACCCGTACTACAACACGACACCCAATCTGTATGGAGGTTATAATCCTCCCGCGTATCAGCAGACGCCCGCCCCGGCTCCGGTGCAGTCTCAGGCGCCTTCTGCCGGGCTCATATGGGTCCAGGGAGAAGCCGGCGCCAAGTCATACCTGGTGGCGCCTGGCGCGACGATCCTTCTGATGGACAGCGAAGCTCAGAAATTCTACCTGAAATCGGCAGACAATTCCGGGATGCCGATGCCGCTCCGGACTTTTGAGTATAAAGAAGTCAGCGCCGGCGAATCTGTCAACTTCGATAAATACGTTACAAAAGACGAGCTTGATCGCCGCCTCGCCGCTTTGATGCAGAAAGAGGTGAAGACCGATGAGTAATCCGCTTTTCGGACTTCTCGGCGGAAATGCCGTCCCGCCGGCGATGAATAATATGATGGCACAGTTTCAGCAGTTCCGGAATGCTTTCAAGGGCGACGCCCGGCAGCAGGTGCAGCAGATGCTCAACTCCGGACGAATCTCCCAGGCACAGTACAACCAAGCGGTACAAATGGCAAATTCATTTGCCCAAATGTTCAAATGATTGGATCCGCAAGCGCGCAGCGGTGAAAATAAAAAATTAAAACACGAAAGGAAAAAAACCAATGGCTTTATCAGAAGAAGGCGGCGGAATCCCCGCCACCATGTTGGTCGGTCCCACGAGCGGAATGCCCGCGTATGCGGGCGGAAACAGCACCTTCGGTAACGGAGACGGATGGTGGATCATCCTCCTGTTTATTCTCCTTGCCGGTAACGGCGGCTGGGGCAACAATGCGAACGGCGGATTTGGCGGCGGCTACGGACTCTATCCGTGGCTGAACAACTCCAACCAGATCAATGACGGTTTCCGCGATACGCTCATGAACGACAACATCACCGAAATCAGATCCGGCGTGACCGGACTCGCAACCCAGCTCTGCAACTGTTGCGGAGACGTGCAGATGGCTCTTGCCAACGGCTTTGCCGGTGTCGAGCAGGGTGCCAACGCAAGACAGATCGCCAATATGCAGACGGCGTTCGCCGGGCAGACCGCGATGAACCAGGGCTTCAACTCGGTTCAGAGCCAGCTTGCCAACTGCTGCTGCGAGAACAGACTCGCGACCAACGATCTCAAGTACACCATCGCGACCGAGAACTGCGCGGATAGATATGCTTCGGCGCAGAACACCCGCGACATTATCGATTCGCAGACCAGAGGCACTCAGGCGATCCTCGACAAGCTCTGCACTCTTGAGCTTGACGGCTACAAGCGCGAGAACGACCAGCTCCGCACGCAACTCAACATGGCGAACCTTGCGGCATCGCAGACCGCACAGACCGTGCAGATTCGCAACAGCATCATTGACGAACTGCGCTCCTGCCCGATCCCGTCCCAGCCCGTATACGGCACACAGCCAATATTCACCTGCGGCTGCGGCGGATCCGGGGTCGGCTGCGGCTGCGGCGGCGTAGCTTGAGGTAATGACTATGGCAGAATATTTAACAAGAGACGCGGTAGAAACCGTGGCGCTTAACAACGCCATCCCGTTTATTGATTCTATCCCTTGCAACAAAGGATACGTTTATCATCAGAGCGGTACAGGGATTTTTGTTCTGCGGGGAATAGTCAATTGTCCGTCAGCGTGCGCGGCAAGGTATACCGTTGAATTTACCGGAAACATCGCGATACCGGACGGAGGCGCGGTTACTCCCATATCCACGGCAATCGTGGTCAACGGAGAACAGCGCCAGGGGAGCCGGAGCATATATACTCCGGCGGCGGTCGATCAGTACGGAAACGTAACGTCAAGGGCAACAATTGACGTTCCGCGTGGATGCTGCTTTACGGTATCTGTTGAATATGTCAATGGTACCGTAAACGATCCGGCTACGACGCCTACGCCCCTGATCAACGTGGTTGACGGAAGTCTCAGCATAACAAGAGTCGCCTGAAAGGAGAAAGACGATGCACAAACTTGTAAAGCTCAAGGAAAAGCTCATGGAAGAACTTGAGAACTTTTCCGGGAAGGAAATTAACGGAAGCGCCCTTCAGACAATCGATACTCTTGCGCACGCAACTAAAAACCTGTGCAAGATCATCGAGACGGCGGAGGAATCCGGTTATTCATCCGACGGCAGATCTTACCGCCGCGGCATGTATGACGACGGGACCAGCCGCGGAATGTACGACGACGGCGAATCCAACAGACGCGGATCTTACGACGGAGGCACGTCAGAGAGATACGCCAAACGCAACTCTATGGGCAGGTATTCCCGCGACGGCTATTACGAAGCCGACGATGATTTCGCTCAAAAACTTCACAAGCTGATGGACGAAGCGCCGGACGATAGGACGCGCGACGAGATCCAGAAGCTTATGAAGAAGCTTTAATTTCCCCCAGGGGCTCCGGCAGATGCGGAGCCCCGTATTCATTTTTTGGACACACGTTTTGTGTCCAAAAATGTGTCCAAATCGAATATTATGCAAAAAAGTATGAATAATCGCCCCGAAACACCGCATTTTCATCGGTTTTCGGGGCGAAAAAATGAATGGTGGAGACAACTGGAAGCGGAAGATGGGGCAAAAACGTCCTAAAATGTCCTGATTTATGGCAAAATCCCGGATTTTTTCGTGCTTTTTGTGTTATTTTACTGATTTTTACTGAATTTTTGTGTCCGGTGGACACAAAATGTGTCCAAGAATGTGTCCAAAATCCTATACTATTTTGTCCATAATTTTGACGGAAAGATCCTCCGCGCTGGGCATCATGTGAGAGTAGGTATCAAGAGTCTGTTTTACCGATGAATGACCCAGGCGACGCGAGACGGTGACGATATCCACGCCCTGGGAGATGAGGTATGAAGCGCAGCTGTGCCGGAGGTCGTGTATGCGGATCTGCGGCACGCCGGCGGCTTTGGCAGCGGCTCTGAACTTGACTCCGATAGTCTGCTCCGGAAGAGGGCGAAGAATACCGAACACAAAGTGATCCGGAGAGGGATGCCTGGTATCGTACAGATCCCGGAACTCCCGCATCTGCCGCTCCGAGATCTTGATCTTCCGGTCGGAGCCGGTAGTCTTCGGGGACGTCATCGCCCAGGGACCGGCGGTCGTCTTGTTGGTGATCGTATGGCAGATATGGATCGTCCGGGCGTCAAAGTCGATATCCTGCCACTGCAGCGCCTGAAGCTCTCCCCGGCGGCATCCGAGGAGATAAAGAGTCCGGATAAAGAAATTGTATTCCGGATCGTCGATCTGTTCGATCACTTTCGCAAACTGCTCCGGAGTCCACACCTGCATCTGCTTCTTCGGCTGGGTGTTCCGGGGGCGGTCAACTTTCTCCATCACGTTTGTGATGTCGTAATACTTGACTCCGTAGCGGTAGATAGACGCGAGGCGCGTGTATAGCGTCTTAGCGTAGCCGAAGGCGTATTTTGCCTGGAGTCCTTCCATCCAGTGGAGGATGTCCAGGGGCTTGATATCGGAGACGCGCTTCCCTTCAAAAGCGGGGATGATGATGTTCCGGACGCGATTGACGTTGGATACGTACGAGCTTTCCTTAACGCGGTTCTTCTGATAGACGAGCCACGCCTCGGCAAGATCCGCGAACATAATTGAATTCGGATCCGATTCGACAGGTTCGGCGGTGGTAACAGCCACCGCTTTTTCTTTTTCCTCGTATTCCTTGTAGTGAAAATAATACCACGCTTCGGCTTCCTTCTTGGTGTTGAAGCCGCGCTTCCGGCGCTGATGGACTCCGGTCTCGTCGGTCTCGCGCCACCGGATCATCCATTTGCCGTTTTCTTTAGAGATGTTAGGCATCACATATACACCGTGAAAATAAGATTGGCAAAGAAGAAAGTCACTTTATAACGATGCTTTTTTTCATTGCTTCGGATACTTCGGAAGCAATGTCTTCGCCGACTGTCCCTGCGGACTCGACGCCCAGGAGCCGGTCAACTGCCTGCTGCATCTCCGGATGGGCGCGGTAGGCATTCAAAACAGCTTCCTCATGAGCGGTGCAGGTAATATGAGATGAACCATAATCATCATAACCCATAAGCCAAGACGGCTTAACATTAAACAACTCAGCCATTTTTGCTATTGAAGATCGCGGAATGTTTTCAACTATACCTTTTTCATATTTTCCAATTGCAGCAGATTTAACACCAAGAATAATCCCCAATTCTTCCTGTGACAGACCGGCTTTCCGCCTACATTCTCTTATTCTATTACCCATTAAATTGTTCATAATGATCCTCGCTTTCTTTTTTATTATATCGCAATCATCTTAAAAATACAACAAAATTTGAAAAAAAGTAAAATAAATTTGCAAAATCATCTTGACAAGATGATTTTTGGGTAGTATAATATTGCCATACTCTTGATAAGATGATTTTTTGATTTCGATAATCTTGCCAGGATGTCTGGCGATTTCATTATAAAGAGGAGACAATTTTATGAACGTTCGACAGTACAAGTCGGTCATGGTGCTCAACGGAGACAATAACAAAAGCGTAGCTGCGGCGCTTAATCTCACGCCTCAGCGCGTCTCCGCAAAGATCCACGGAACCAATGGCGCCGAATTCACCCAAAGTGAAATTTCTACGCTTATTGACAGGTGGCATCTATCTCCCATTATGACCGACTCGATTTTTTTCCAGGGAGACGGGCAGGAGGGCTCTAATGTCTAACGAGAAAACTGTGCTCGACTGCAAGGACATAGCAAAGCGCTACGGAATCGGGCGCGACAAGGCGTACAAGCTTATGCGTCAGATCGCTTACGTGAACGGAGGGGCGGCGATACCGGGGAAGCTCCTCCTCTCCGAGATCGAATACTTTGAAGCTCAGAGAGGGAGGCGCCCCGGAGAGGTCAATCCGCCGACCGAGGAGAAGATCCAAAACTGGACAATTGCAATGATGATGGAGGCAAGAAAGGTATGAAGCGCTACGAGGTCTTGGTCTATTCGGAGACCGGCGAAGAACTGGAACACAAGCCGTTCCGGGCATATTATTACGCAAGCAGATACGCTGCACGCATTAAAAAGGTTCATCCGGAATACATGGTGATCCTTCAGTACGTCAACGATGAAGAGATCGTGGACGACGAAGTAATCCGGGAGGGAACGTGATGGACGAAGTAAGCTTCTGGATCATCGCAACGGTGATCATTGCCATAGGTATGGCGTGTACCCACGTTATCGGATATATTTTCGGTCGACGCGAAGAGAGAAAGCATTGGGAAACCAAGCCGGGATATCTATACGGATGCTCTCCGGAGGAGAGGGAAAAGAGGAGGAACAAGTAATGGACGATCCGATCATGAATTTCTGGTACTGGTTCGGGACCCATCCGGAGCAGGCGCTCGGAGTTGCGCTCGGCATCATTGCCGTATGCGTCATAGCACTGATCATACAGTGCAAGGTTTCAAAATGAGCGACTACAATCCGGATCTGACTTACCGAATAGGTCACGAACTCGGCAACCGCGTGCTGCTTGAGACCTTTTACAAGGGCTCCTACATAGGTCAGAGCATAGGTTATTACTCGCGAGACCACAAGCGAATCGAAATATATCCTTATAAACTTAACGGAAGGTATCCTACGCTGAATCTCCGGACGATGAGATATCAGCATGAATTACAATGAAAGATCCAATTTACTTCCCGGAGAGGGAGATCGAGAACGGAAGCGGAGCGGACTGCTGCGTGAATCTCTACACCGCGTGCGATATGCGGTGCGAGTATTGCGACGTCCGCTTCCGGCGGCATAAGGCGGCGATGACCGCCGAGGAATTTGCCGCGTCTACAAAACCGAGGGAGGGCATCCTCCGGGCAATGGTGTATCAGCTGGCAAGATGGCGCGGGGACGGAGAAGGGGAGCACAACGTGCTTCTCTCGCCCCTGTGCGATCCGTATCCGGTCGGATGCGACACGTCGGTGACGCGGACGGCAATACAGATCATCAAGGAGCACGGACACCGCGTGACGATTCTCACCAAGAATCCGCAGGAGCGCGATTTTGATCTTCTTGACGAGAATGACACCTACGGAGTATCAATTTGCTGTAACGATGAACTCAGGGCTTATTATGAGCCGAAGGCGCCGGATCCTCTGACGAGGGTGAAGCTTATGTTCGACGCGGAGATGAAGAGCAAGTGCAAGACAATGCTGTACATCGCGCCGCTCATCGACGCGAGATTCGCCAGGGACGCCATCCGGCACATCCGCGTCAACCGTTACGTGATAGTCCGACCGAGAAACGGATTCCCGGTCAAAGGAGCGGTGTCCGACGTTGAGCTTGCGGAACTTGCCGGAGACCGTATGATAGTTTTTGAAAGGGAATGGAAGGCGGAAAAGGTATGAACGCAATGAAATATCATCTTACCCCAGAGCAGAAAAAGATTGTTCAGGACAAGGTCGCCCAGGAGATAGACGTTCAGATGAGGTCCTATCTGACAAAGTATGATGCGCTGTGGCTTTGGGCGGTCGCGGAGACGTTCGGATTCCGGAAAGAGCGCCTGGAGAAGCTCTACCGGGCGTTCTACGAGATTCGGAAGAAGGACAAGGCGTTTTATGACGTCGAAGGTTTCGAAGGGCTGCTTGAGAACGAGACGGTCAAGGCGCTTGCCGGGATCGGCGTGGATATTGAAAAACTTGCCGCAGAGTGCGGGGAGCCGGTCGTTAAGACCGTAGTACATAAAGGAAAAGAAAAAGGAGAAAACAAATGATTGTTGCAAGACTTTATCGGGGATATAACGAAGTGATGGATATTCACGAACTGCCAACTTCAGGAAAATATGCATTCGATGTGACGAAACAAGGGCACAACGACAACGCGAACTGGTCGGAGATGTTTGATACTTTTGACGAAGCAATTAAATTCGCGCACAAGTACGGATGGAGAAATCTTGACATGAACTTGATAGAGCGATAAGACGCGAGTCACAAACCTGATCCTCTCGGACGCATTCGAGAACATTCTGAAGAAGTAAAAAAGACTGCTGTGTTATCGGCAAGACGGACAGAAAGATAAAAGATATGGGAACAGCAATTGATTTGTATCAGATCGCGGAGATTAAGCTCCAGAAGTATGCGAAGGATGAAGCTCTTATGAAAGCGGTTATCAATTCCGAAGTTTATCCCTGGCGCGTTACGTTCTATCCGGATGACGAGATATCAATATTCGACAAGGAACAGATCGATGGCAACGGCGAGCTGAAGCGCGTCACGGTGACGGTCGGCGTCAGTCTCACGATTGAATCGACGCTTGAATACAAACTTGACGCCTCGGTTCTGAAGAAGTTGATCTCGCTCTCGGATAAATGCGGAACGCTGTTTTACGTGGCATATCGAGAGCAGGAATCGGAAAACCATAATGTTAAGTGAGCCGTAGATGTCAAAAAGATTTGATGACGCAAGAAGATATACCAAGAAGTTTTCAAATATCTTGTTACCTTGTAGATATTGCAAAAGCAAAAATATACACATAACAAGTGAAAGAACAATCTTCGAGCCAAAGAATGTATGGTGTATTGTATGTGATGACTGTGGAGATTGTATCGGAGATTTCACATCTGTTAAGAAAGCAGTAGAGAGTTGGAACAGTACAGAGTTTAGAAGTGTAGGGCAAAATTAAAATTGCACTACGCAAGAAAAAGGAGAAACTGATGAAAAAGGGATGTTGTATTTGTCGCAAGAACTTTCCGGAGCACTATGAAAGCAGTTACGGATCAATTAAATTAAATCGTATAGGGAAAATGACCGGACTGCTTGTATATACAAATTATTGTCCGCCGTATCATAAATGCTCGAAGAGCGATAGCAAACCTTTTGTATTCTATCCGATCAATTTTTGTCCGAATTGCGGAAGGAAATTAAGCCGGGCATATTATGACAAAGATGTGTACGGAGAGGAGAGAAAAGACAATGAGTGAAGACCGCTGTATCTGTTGTGGAGAGATAATCCCCGAAGGGCGGCAGGTCTGTCCAAATTGCGAAAGAGGAGCCAACGCAAATAGTTCTGATCGAAGCGCGGATAACAAAGGTCAGAATGTGTACATGTTTTATGACCATATATCAAATGAGCGCCACTTTGTCCGTGGAAGAACAATTCACGACGCGCTCGAACGAGAGTACGGCGAAGAGCGGGCGCGGTTTATTTTCAAGAATTTCAAATGGAAAAGAGTTTATTAGACAATGACCGAGCATCACATTAAAATACAGCAAGAGTTTGCCGATGCAATAATAAGCGGCGAGAAGACATTTGAAATACGGATGAATGACCGGGGATACCAAAAGGGGGACTTGATTCGGTTTCAGGTTATGGATGGGTATTTCTCAAACACTTTTCATCCGCTTAATGATAAGGTCTATGAAATCACATATGTATTAAGTGGATGGGGACTCTGCGAAGGATATGTGGGACTTGCAATAAAGGAGAAAAGATATGACAGTTAAGGAGTTTTGCAGGAACATGACACAGACACACCAGTTGTGTGTAATTCGCTATGATGGGTGGATAGTAGAGATTGTGTGGATAGACTCTGAGGACTTATTCCGAATGACGAGAGACTCCCAAGTATCAGAAGTTAAAAGCACAGAATTCGGAGAACTACCAATTAAGACTGAACATGGCGACACAATACATGTGCCTTGTTTATATATCGATACATAAGGAGAAAAGGCAATGACGGTTGAAGACGCACTTGACCGCATCAGCAACGTATACACCAACCTTGTGCAAAAAGACTCACAAGCGGCAGAGCCATATAGAATTGCGATTATAGCATTAAAAAAGCAAATTGGTATCTCGCCACGCAAGATTGAGGGCAAGTGGGTGACACAAGTGGCACATATACTATGCCCAGAATGTAATTACCGCTTTTATAGTTTGGTTAACGGAAAGATAATTGCAGGAAATCAATTATTATGTTGTCCACGTTGTGGGCAACGAATAGATTGGGGAAATGAGAAAACCGATGACTGAAGAAATAGCCGTAAGAATTGCGGATGCACTCGAAAGCATTAGTGACGCAATAGGAATTATAGAGGGGTTGACTATATTTTGGACTGTAGTTTTAGGGATTGCACTTCTCATCTACAGCATAAAGAAAGATTGAGGTGAAAAAATGGTTTGTTCGCATTATGAACTTGAAGCGTACGACAAAGACGGAAATGCGCTTGTAAAAATATGGGTTTATTCATTCGATGAAGCACACTACTGGACTGACCAAATAAGAGAAGAATATCCATCAGCGGTGAAATTTATTTTGAAATATCCCGATAAAGATGTGTATAAAGAGGAGAAAACCGATGAGTGAAAACAATAATTCTACAAATATGTCGTGGGGTCTTACATTCCCCGGTCTTCTTCAAATAGTATTCACCATACTCAAACTTACGCACATCATAGATTGGAAGTGGGTGTGGGTGTTGGCTCCTTTGTGGATGAGTGCATCTATAGGATTAATGGGTGTTGCTATTGCTTGGATAATCATTTGGTGGTTAAAGAAAAAATAATTAAGGAGAAAACCGATGACAACTGAAGAAGCAAAAAAAGTAATATATGAGATGATATGCCTTCGTCTTTTAACTCCAAAAGAAGATGAGGCATTACAAATAGCATATCAAGCCCTTGAACAGCAGAAACAAAAAAAAGGCAAGCGGGAAGAAAAGACAGTATTCGATGAGCCGCCCACCGACCAATGCCAAAGCGAAAGACCAACGAAAAAGAAAATAACTCTCACATTTTTTGTCGAAGAGGATATCGGGCGCAGGTTGCAATCCGATGAAGGGCTTGTGGATTCCGTCAAACACAAATACTATGATCACATCTATGAAAACGGATGCTCAAACTGCGAGGTAATCGTGGAAACTTACGATCCGGGAGCTGTAAACAACAACCCGGAAAGGAAGAAAGGCAAGTGGAAAATGGAATGGCATTCCTTTTTTCACAGAGAAGTCCCGGTATGTTCTCAATGCGATAGAGCAGCGGCTTATAAATTCGATGTCTGTCCCAACTGTGGAGCAGATATGAGAGAGGAGAAAGACAATGAATAAACTTCCTTTTTGTGGACAGTGCGCTTTCTATGGGGGTAGAAGAAATGGGGTCGGAGTATGCAATTGGGGAGGAACTATTGAGGCAGAGCATATAAAAAGCGATTTCTGGTGCATCAAAGGCAAATTCAAAAATTGTCAGACTTGCCAGCACGAAGGAGAATGGTCGGACAGATGTGCTTACTGCAAAAGTAACAAAGATGATGGTGGGGAACTGGCGGAATGGGAACTCAAGGAGAAATACCGATGAATGAACTGAAATGGCATAGATATCCTGAAGAACAACCTAACAAAGAAGGAAGGTATCTTGTTTGCTATTCTCTCGGAACGATTCCGCCTACTCCAATTATTTTCATTGCACGTTGGGGTAGGTCCGAGGAATGCGAGCGGCACGATAAGTCCCTTAAACGAAAGAATGCATACTGGTATGATATCGACTATGAGCATGGAGACTATGCCATATATTACGTCTATGCTTGGATGCCGTTACCCGAACCTATGCCATTGCCTAATGATATAAAGGAAACGAAAGATGAACAAGGCAACTGACAGCACGACCATCACAATGGGCGGCGACGGAAAGTCTCATAGAATACCCGATGAATTGTGGGATGTGATCGATCGATTAGTGATGGACTATAAAAGCGCGATAAGAGCTCACGCTGACTGCCCGGTTTTTTTTGCCCTTTCTTCGGTTATGATGGACTACGGGCACACGGCATATTATCGTAAATGGCTTGATGATCTTGATAACGGGAGAAAAGACAATGCTTGATTTGACGACGTGTCAAGACTGTTTATTCTCTGCCAAAGACGGAGAATATTATCAGTGTTTGGAGAACAGCCCTGACAATGAAAATTTTGGGAAAAACATGTCTCCAAATGATTTTTGCAAATACTGCAGACGGAAGGAAAGGAAAATGAAAGAGGATAATTTTATAGTTACAAACGGACCTACATATCTTGGATCTTTTGAACGGCTTGAATACGCTTTGATTTTTATCCAGGAATATTTAGAAAAGTATTACAATGAATGCGAAGTGACGATACATAGAAATCTGCATATATGTGAAAAGAATGAAAAACTTAACCGAGGCAGTTAAATGCGACATCTGTAACCGTCTCGCAGACCGCGAGAGGGCAATCCGGTGCTTGGCTTTCCGAAGGAACATTCGGTTGAAGCTTTGGATCTGCGACGCCTGCGCCGGGCGCCTGATGTCAATGAGAAACGAGGGATTACGCCGTGGATGACAAATACTACAACCAAAAGAAAAAAGCGAACCTGATCCTCACCGAAGCGCACGTCAAGAAGGGCGGGAGTAACCGGAGCATAAGACCGGAAAGTACGCTGCATAGCTGCCCATATACAAATACGGACGGTCCAGACCAGTGGGACCGTCGGCTCCACCGGTACCGCACATACGAGGAACAGCTGGCGTATGTCAATTATATTAGAGAGCATCAGTATAAATGACTTAGAACCAAATCCTCCGGTTTATGGTCTTATCCACCGGGACCGGAGGCAGATTTAACCACTTTTAGATTTGTCAGTTAACACCCGAACTACCGTAGCACGCGGCGACAGATATGTCGGACGGATTGGAGAGTAACATTGGGGTGTAACCAAGCGGTAAGGCACAGGACTTTGACTCCTGCATTTGCTGGTTCGAGTCCAGCCACCCCAGCCAGCAGATGATCTGCAAAAGTAAGCGGGGCGAAGCCTTTGGGTGAAATGATATATCCCATAAATTCGCTAACCAGTGCGTAGTACGAGTACGGCTCGGTTAAATTATTATTTGCTCTAAGCCGGAGTTATTAGAATGTATAACGGATGCGACAGACGATACCTGCGCAGGCTTGAAAAGTTCCGTGAATAATCATCGAGAGGTTTATGGAATAAGCAAACCGAACGGTAACCCGATAGACAAGGTGAAAGGGGAAGCGAAAATCAATCCCATCGTCGAGGATGGTGGAGCCTGCCGGATACGAGAAATCGCCCGGAGTATTTGCGGGGCAAGGATGGATAGCTATCTCGAAAGAGGACTTGCAAGTAGACGAGGGTGTGGTTTCCTCTCGGTGATTATTTGTGTATGTTAATTTACGTGGCGGTAGCTCAGTCGGTAGATTTATTTTTTTTCGATAGACACTTTTGCTTCATCTTTAATTATATATCACACACGCCCGCGCGCACGCGCGGTTTTCGGCTCGTATGGGGTATTAACATTTCGACCGTCAGGGCGGAATGTGATGCCCGATCCCCTTTTAAGTCTTTTTTCGCTCTTTCCGTGGCTTGTATCCGCTGAGCGTGCGGGGGCTCCGGGGGAAGTCCCCCGGAAGGAAACGATCAGAAGAATGTAGCGCCTGTGCGTAAACTCGTCAGAGTTTTCCACAGGTGCGTGGGTGTATAGTGATTGGCGCGGGCGCATACGCGCACGTATAATTTATCTTGTCAGGAGACAGCATCGCATGAAAGTCATAACAGTCGATACCGGAGAGTATATGAGAGCACATTTGTTTCCCTGCCGTAAGACCGGCGCCGGGAGACGGGGCAAAATGAAGCCGACAGAAGAAGCTCAAGCCAAGTACAACGCGAAGATGGCATATCACCGGCTCTCGGACAAGGTCGAGACCAACTTCACGCCGGAAGACTGGATAATGACTCTGACATATGACGACGCGCACCTGCCTGAAGATCCGGAGGGCGCGCTGAAGCGCTTTTCGGCATACGTCCGGAGACTGAAGCGCAGAATGGAAAAGAAAGCGCCGGGATCCGGGTCGGACCTGAAATATATCAACATCATCCAGCAAGGGGCAAAGGGCGGACGGCTGCACCATCACGTCTTTATCAAGGCACCGGGACTCAGCTTTGAAGAGATTCAGAGCACCTGGGGACAAGGGCATACCGATACCAGGCATCTTGAGTACAACGAGGACGGTCTGCGCGGGCTCGTAGAGTACGTTCTGGAAGGGCGGGCTACCGTTAAGCGCTGGACGTGCAGTCAGAACCTGGACGAGCCGGCGGTGCGAGATCATGGTCCCTACGCTATGAGCGCAGCGACGGTCCGCCGGATCAACGAACACCCGGAGGATCGCACATATATTGAGAGCTTCTTCAATGGCTGGAAGGTAGCCAGGGTGGAAGCTCATCCGGGCATAGTTGACGCTCTTGGACTGTTCGTCACGATCTACCTATACAGACCAAACAATGCATACTTCAGATATACCAGATACGGAATGATGGACTACAGTTACAGACCGAGGAGGGATGGTAATTGAGCAAAAAGAAGCATAATTACATACTTTGCCGGAGCCGGTCGGAAGCGCAGACCTATATGGATCTTCCGACCGATATCCGCATGCACGTCCAGGCGTACGTGATGGGGAGCGCGGCGCGGGAGAAGCTTATGAGCGATCCGTCGACTCCGGTGTCCGTCCGGAAGAGATATCAGAAGATCCGGGAGAAGATTGAGAAGGTATGCTCTGAGATGGACGCGCGCGTCGTGGAGATTATGCTTCAGGACATCGCCGTGAGAAGGGGCTACGATAAGTCTCAGGCGCACCGGATGATGGCGAGACCGACATACTACCGGCAGAAGAACCGGCTTGAAAGGGGCATCGCCGAGGCGCTTGGTTTGATCTGGGCTAAAAAAGCCAAAGATGATAACCAATCAAAGTAGCAACTTTGATATAATATCCTTGCGAAGCTTTTAGCCGCCGGAGGATATTGGGATGCCGAAGAAGGGGGAGAAGCTCTCCGAAGCCACCAAAAGGCAAATCCGGAGGGCGCAAACCAAGTACAAACCCGCTTATTGCGGTGAAATAATCGAATATTTTATCGCGCCGAAGTCCGACAAGGGCTGGAAGCGCGAACTTGACGTGTGCTTAAACGTCGAGGGGACGCTCGTAGACGGTAAGATGCCGGTGTACATACCGACGCTTACCGGCTTTTGTGATTATATCGGTATATCTCTTCACACCCTGTACAAGTGGGCAGACACATACGAAGAATTCGGCGACGCATACGAAGAAGCAATGGCGATCAAGAGGGAAATGATCGACTCCTACGCGCTTATAGGTCAGGTGAATCCGACCTTCGCAAAATACATGCTTGAATCCTGGAAGCCGCACGAGCGGAAGAGACCGACAGAGGAGAGCGGGAGCTCCGGAGAGGGCGCAGAGGCGTCCGTGAGCGCCGCAGAAGCCGAATCGAAGCCGTCCGGCATAAACGTGAACATAACGGTCAAGCTGCCGGATGAGCTGTCCGGAGAGGGAGAGAAAGGCAATGAAGCTTGATACTCCGAGCATTGATCTGAATATCACCCTGTGGACTAAGCAGTGGGAGTTCGTTAATGCCGAGGCATTCGAGGTGCTTTACGGCGGAGCCGCCGGAGGAGGAAAGAGCCACGCGCAGCTCATCGACGCGCTTCTGTATGCTTTGAAGTATCCGGAATCAAGTCAGCTTGTTCTCCGGCGCACGTTCCGCGAATTGGATATGTCACTGATCCGGAAATCCTGGCAGCTGTATCCGCGGGAGCTGGCAAATTACAATTCCCAGAAGCACGAATATACCTTTTACAACGGATCGATCATCACTTTCGGATATCTTGCCAGGGACGCCGACGTCATGCAGTATATGTCCGCGGAATTCGACGTCGTAAGATTCGATGAGCTGACACACTTTACCGAATACCAATATACCTACATGATCTCGCGAATCAGAGGAACAAAGGGATACCCCAAGCACATAAAAAGCTCCACCAACCCGGGGAACGTCGGACACGCCTGGGTAAAGAAGCGGTTTATTGATCCGATGCCGCCGAATACGCTGTACAAAGAGACTTTCCAGGTCGGGAAAGCAACCAAAACGATGACGCGGATTTTTATCCCGGCGCGTGTCGCCGATAATGGTTCTATCGTCGCAAACGACCCGGACTACATCTTCCGTCTCGAAGCTTTACCGGAAGCCGAGAGACGCGCCCTGCGGGATGGCGACTGGAACGTCTTCGAGGGGCAGTATTTCACCGAGTTTTCATCCGATCTGCACGTGTGTGAACCTTTTCCCATTCCTCCGCACTGGCGCAGATATCGCGCATTCGACTACGGTCTCGACCGGCTTGCATGTGTGTGGGCGGCGGTCGATCCGGACGGAAATGCGTACATATACCGCGAATATTGCAGATCGGATCTTAACATAGCCAGAGCCGCGGCGGAGATTCTCGCACACACCGATAAGACAGAGAACATCTACGTGACTCTGGCACCCAGGGATATATGGTCTCGCGAGCAGGTGTCCGGACGGAGCAAGGCACAGATCTTCGCCGAGAACGGGCTGCCGCTCGTCGAGAGCTCGGTGGACAGAGAAGCCGGATGGCTGAGCATCAAGGAACTGCTCGATCCCGGAGAGGGAGTCGCGCCGAAGCTGCACATCTTCAAGACCTGCACCGAACTTATCAGCTGCCTGCCGATGCTTCTGATAGATCCGGATCACCCGACCGACTGCATGACCGAGCCGCACGAGATCACGCACGCGCCGGACGCGCTGCGGTATTTCTGCGTATGGTGGCACAAGCCGTCAAGTCCGCTTCCGGGTGAGGAAGGACTCGTCACCTGGGCGGATGACCAGTGGGATGACTATTACCGCGCATCCAACGACGAAAAAGTACGCCTAATAAAGCTATGGGGCAAACCGAAACCAAGAAGATAAGGAGTAGACAATGAGAATCGAAGGAGATAAGATAAGTTTCTTTGAAGATCTTTATACCGCGGCAAAGATGCATCAGAAGGTGCCGCGGGACACGTATCAGCAGTACAGGCAGCAGTATGAAGCCGACAGATGGGACGCGAAATCCGGAAAAGCGTTTAAGGCGATCCGTCCTCTGTCATACGAACTGATCGAGGCACAGGTCTCGACCATCATTCCTCCGGTCCGGGTGGACCCTGAGCGCTACAATCTCGGGCGCGCCAGAAACGCCCTGACGCTCGAAAAAACCATTGAGCAGGATCTGATAAAAGCCGGAATAGTCCGGATCAACGATGAAGACGAGAGGACTACGTACATATACGGCACGTCCATTTGGCTCATCGAATGGGACGAGACCGTCAAGAGCCACGGAGAGGTGGGCGCCCCGGTCATATCGCTCGTCCGACCGGATCAGTTCATCCCGCAGCCGGGAGTATCAGAGGTTCAGCGGCTTGAATACTGCTTTATAGACTTCGACACAACCGTTCAGGAGACCGCGCGAAAGTATGACGTATCCGAACAGGAGCTCCGCGCGACCATCACGCCGCGAGAGGGAGACAAGGACGGATACACCGGGGACGAGGACTCTATGGTAGTTCACGTTTGTTACTACCGCAACGGCGACAACAAGGTCTCCGAGTACGTGTGGACGGACAGAATCGAACTTCTCGACATGGAGGATATTTACTCCCGCCGCCGGGAGGTGTGCCAGATATGCGGACGTTCCGGAGCTTTGTCGGAGGACGGCAAGACCTGCGAATGTGGCGGAAAGATCATAGAGCAGCCGGTCGAGTATGAAGAACTTCACAAAGATATCATTCTTGACGCCGGAAATGTGGTCAAGCAGCGAAGGATCATTCCTGCGCTGTCTCCGAAGATCAACAAAGGGGAGCCGGTCATGGAATCGGTGAAAGTCCCGGCGACCGATGCCAACGGAATTCCGCTTATGGAAGAGGTGGACGGAGTGCCGATGCCGATGATGGTGGACTCCTGGCAGGTCAAGATGCAGCCGACGAAGATTCCGTGGTATACTCCGTCACTGCTTCCCATCGTCGCCAGGAAGAACACGTCCACCGAGGCGTCGATATTCGGTCAGTCGGATCTTGAGTACATCAAGGACATTCAGGATGAATACAACGGAGTAAAGTCGAGGATCTACGAGAAGGTCTTCGGCAGCTCGGTTTTTCCGGTCGTCCCGGAGAGGGCGGTAATGGAGTCTGACAACACGATCAACCAAAAGGTGGTGCGGATCCCGGACGGAGTGCCGCTCAATCAGTTCGGGGCAATAGACACGAGCGTAAATATTCAGCAGGATCTGTTGTATCTCAGCCAACTTTACGACGAGGCGCAGAGGACGCTCGGCATAACCAACTCGTATCTCGGCGCCGCCGACACCACGGCGAAATCCGGCAAGGCAAAGCAGATCCAGGTCAATCAGAGCGCCGGACGCCTTGATTCAAAGCGTCAGATGAAATATCACGCATACTGCGAGATCGCAAACATTATCTTCCAGTATCGCCTGGCATACTCGGATGAGCCGGTCCCGGTTAAGATGACCGACGAGTACGGGATGGTGCATTTCTCGGCGTTCAACCGCTATGATTACGTCGAATACGATGACGTGACCGGCGAATGGTATTATGACGACCGGTACATCTTCCGCGTCGATCCGGTGGCAAATAACGAAGCGTCTCCGGAAGACACCTGGCAGTCGGTGTTTACCGCGTTTCAGGCGGGGATGTATGGTCCCGTAAACGATCCCACGACTCAGCTCCGGGTGTGGATGATGCTTCAGAGAGCGCATTATCCGTATGCCGCCGAGCAGGTAACGTATCTTCAGGGCGTGATAATGCAGCAGCAGGCGATGATGGCACAGGGGAATATGGGCGCTCCGGCGGCGGCGCCGGCTCTGCCGACACCCCAGGCGGCGCCGCAGAACACGCCCGAACGGATGGGCGGAAACATATCTCTGAACGGAGGTAACGCGAAATGAAAATGAAATATGACGAAATAGGACAGGCGGGCAATCCCGGAGGTATGGGAGTACTTCCCGGAGTTCCGGTGCAGCCGACCGATAAGCTTACCGCGGTAGACGCGGCGATAAATCAAAAGGTTGAAGCAATGAACGGCAGGTATCCCTGGAAGAACGGAAGTCCGGTCGTGACCGTTCCGGCTTCCGTGGAGACCGGATACGCTACGTCCGAGGGAGTGCCGATTGAATCGTCTTTCCGGTACGCCGATGACTTTTACAATCAGATGGGGATCAACAACATCCTCGACAATACGCCTTCCGGCGCGATGAGTTATCAGGGATATCTTGCTTACAACGGCATAACCGATCCGCGTATAAACTACGTGAGAGCCCTTGACAGAGCCAATGAGATGTACGCGAGATCTCTCGGCACCTACGGAGCGTCCGGCGAGAGTCTCGCCCAGGGCAATCTCGTCGGGACCGGCTACAGCGAATATCTCAACGGACTGGCGTATCAGAACAAAGCGAATATGTACACAGCGGCAGCTCAGCAGCTCTCCGCCGATCAGAGGCAGACGGCGGCACAGTATCAGCAGTATCTGAGAGACTACGAAAAAGAGAACGGAATAAGCGTACCTGGAGCGGCGCAGGGCGGCACGCCCGGAGGAGTTTCGGTGGAATCAAGCGCCGCCGTCCTCACACCGGCTCAGCAGCAGGCGTATGACTATCTCTCCGGCAACGTAACGCTGTCGTCGGATATTCCGGCAGCCATTATCGCCATGAGATCCCAGGGTCTCTCCGACGCGGATATAGAGGCGGCGCTGAACAACTGGAATGCTTACCGCACCGAGGGCATAAACACCGAGATAGATAACGTATCGTCGCTTGCCGCCGGTAATATCGCGAAGCTCAAAGAAGTGTACGGAGAGGGAGCGGAGTACGAAGCGGCAGCCGAAAGACTGCGGCAAAGGAATGATAAGCTGATTAATTCGGTGGTGGATTCCATTGTATCCGGAAATCTTGACAGCGAAGAGTTTATCAACGCGACCAAAGCGCTTCGCGAAAACACTGCATACGAGGACAAAAAAGGAAACACCGCTTACAATTGGGATGAAATGAGCGACGGCGACCGCATTCGGGCGGTGAAGGGCGCGCTGACGGATATGTACAATCAGGGCGACATAAGCGAAGAGACTTATCAGAAAGCAAACTATCGCCTGATAGATGATTCCCTTTCCACGGATATGAATGCCAAATACTTTATCGGAGCGGGTAAAAAGCGGCTCAAGGACATCCTTGAAGACGTAGCCATTATGGACGCCGAGCCGGGGTCCGTAAGCGACGAGCAGCGCCGGGAGATCCTGCAGAAAGCCGCCGGAAGCATAACCGGGGTGCAGGTTACCAGCGGATCAGGGGGAGCGAGAGGATACTCTTATGATGAAAGTAGAGCGACAATAAGCATAAATGGCAAAAACATGAGCGCTAAAGCTTCTTCCGGTCAGGTAACCAGCAGAGAAAAGGTTGGAGACAAATATGTGACAAAAGTGGTCAGTGCGGTTCAGACGACAGACAAGAACGGACTATTTTCAGAAGATGGAAAAATATATTTCGGGCAGAACGGCATCAAGTATGCTCTTACGTTCGATGACCTTTCTGATCCGCAAAGGAAAGCGCTTATAGAAATTCTTTCGATAAACAAGTGAGGGCTGAAATGAACGAAGAAGAGAAAAAGAAGGCAACTCTTTCGAGCGCGTCGATGCCGGTGACGAATCCTCCCGAAGAAAAGGAAAAAGCCACGCTGACAAGCGGCACGAAAAACAAGGGCTCCGGAATTGGCTATGTTGCCGGAAATCTTGGGCTCGGACTGTATGGCATTCTCGAAGGATCATACAATTTCATCAAGGGCGGAGCATACTCACTGTTCGGAGGAGAGCAGGGGAACAGATATGCCTCATATCTTTTTCAAAACAGAGAGTCCGCAAAGTTAACCGAAGAACTGAACAAATCATACAACCCCGGCAAAGGGATGAAGTTTGCCGGGGAAGTGGGGCAGGGCATAGGGCAGTCCTCCGTGTTCTATATGAACGCCCTGGGCGGACATCTCGGTACGATTATCTTCTTTACCGGAGCCGCCGGGAACAGCATCTCGGAAGCAGTCGCGCGCACCGGCAAGCTCGGCTGGAAGGAATACGGCTACGGCATTCTCTCCGGCGCGACCGAAGCGGCACTTGAGAAGATTTCCGGTGCCGCCGGTGCCGGACTTGGCACAGCCGGAAAGACCGTTACCGGAACGCTCGAAAAGACTCTCGGAAAGGTCGGTAAGGATACGGCAAAACAGGCGGTGCGGAACGGAGTCGCCAAATCGGTTATTTCCGGCGCCGCCGGTGAGTTCTTCGAGGAGTTCCTCGGAGAGTATGCGGACGTGCTCTGGCAGAGATCGATGCAGATAGATCCAAACGCTTCCACGACCTTCGGCGACGCTGTCTATGCCGGACTTGTCGGCGCCGCGTCCGGCGGTCTTATGGAGGGCGCACAGACGGCAGTGAGAGCCACGTTCTCTCACACGCAGGGCTCAAAGATCATAGCGGAAGGCAAAGCCGACGCGCTCGTCAGCACCGTGAAAACGATGCAGGAGCAGGTCAAGTCGAAAGACTGGAGCAAATACTACAAATCCGAAGAGAAAGATGATATTCGCGGATATATCAACAACCTGGTAGCCGCGTATCAGGCATACGAAAATCTTCCGGCGGATAAAAAGACCGGAGACTATGCGAAGGTATATCTCGGCGAGATGCAGTCGAACCTGGCGATCCTTGAGGCGGTCATCGGAAGAAGCAACATCGAAGCGGATATCGCCGCCAACGCGGAGAAATACGTCCGGTACGCCAATCAGATCCGGGGCAAAGAATTTACCGCCGAGGACATAAAATCGAATAAGGACGGCATCCTCACCCAGCTTGCTCTCGCAAGGTGGGCTTTCCAGTTTAATGACGTCGAGACCGTGGGACAGCACAAGAGGCGCTGGGTGGCACAGCAGATTGAGCAGCAGAAGCGGAGGGGCATTGATATCTCCGAAGGCACAAACGCCGCGGAAGGGGGCTCTCAGTCGATTCTGAACCGCGCCGGAGTTACCGATTCCGGCATCGAATGGAGCGAAAACGACGACGGAGGAGCTCTTACCCGGATCTATCATCTCGGAAAAGACCGGATGGTAGTCGCCACCGAGTACGGCGACGGCGAATGGGTAATGGCTGCCGGGACCGGCGACACGCTTCTTGCAGACGACGGCGAGAACGTGGCGACCAGGGTAAAGACCGCCGAGCTGGACAAAGTTGTTACCGAGATCCGCGACAACTACGATGCAATTGTAGAAAAAGCAACCGCCGAGAGGGAGAAAAAGGCGGAAGCGCCGGAAGAAAATTCCGGATCCGAAAAAGAATTACGGCAAAAAGCGCCGAAAACCGGGAAGCCGATAGCCGGAGCGGACAACGTGATGTACGCGACCGAGGGCGACCTGAAAGACGCCCGCCTCGATCCCGGCAAACTCGTTAAGTCGAAGCTCAGCATCAAGCAGAAGGCGACGATCACGCTTCTTTCGAAGTATCTCGAAGCCGGAGGATACCGCGTCCTCCTCTTCGAAGGCAACGGAAGAGGCGCCAACGGCGCGTACAGAGGCAATACGATCTATCTTGACATAAATGCCAAGATCCTCCGCGTAGCCGCTCACGAGCTCGTGCACAGCTTCAAAGCGAAGTCTCCGGATATGTACACGCGCATCCGGGATTTTGTCGTCGAAAAAGAGTTTGATAACGATCAGGCGAAGCTTGATCAGGCGATTGAGGATATCACCAAGCTTTACGCGGAGAACGGCGAGGAACTGAAGCCGGAAGTCGCGGAAGAGGAGATCATCGCCAAGAGCTGCGAGAAGGTCTTCGGATCGGTCGAAGCTCTCCGGTCTATGTTCGATACCGATAAAGAACTTTTCCACAGCGCAAACGCCTTCCTCGGCACGATGCAGGCGTTCTTCCGTAGCATTATCGACAGCTACGGAGCCACCAACGAATATGCGGCGGCAATGGAGAAGAGCGCCGAGGATCTCGAAGAGCTCCGGGCAAGATTTGCAGAGGCAATGCAGGCGTCTCTCAAAGCCGATCAGAAGCCGCGCAACGCCGGGGAATCCGACGTTTTCAAATCCATAAACCGCGACGACGCGCTGGGGGAGGTCTACCGGAACGGCGACGGCGATATGACCGTAGCCGAGAACGTAGACGAAGACAAGGTCTTTTATTCCTTCGAGACTTACGACAACGGCGGGCGCAAGAAGCTTGCCCAGGTGCTCAAGGATCACGGATACTCGAAAGCGGAGGTAAAAGCCGCTATGGAGCCGATAGAGCACATGACGGAGGTCCTGCGCCGCCTGGCGGACAGGTTCGAGGTATCCTACGGAGCGCTTAAGAACAATCTGTACGCTACCGTCGCCACGGATATCACCGGAACAAGACAGATCCTGTCGACCCTTGTTTCCAACGGAGAGTATCCGGTCAACCTGGATCTTCAGCTGATCTGCAAAAAGAGAGTCGCGTACATGGAACTGATGGCTCGTCTTCTTGAGGACGGCGTCTTCGGACAGGTCAAATACGACGGCGACGCCATCGCAATGATAAACGAGATCCTTTCGATGAACGGATACGAGACCGCGTGTCTCGGCTGCTTCGTCGAAAGCCGCCGCCAGATGCTTCAGAAGTGGGCGGAAACCATCATCCAGGAATGGAACGACGAAGTCAAAAAGAGAAATCCGGACGCGACGTATTTCCCATTTGCGGTTGATTCCGGCAAGACCATATCCGAAGAGGAGATGGTGCGGGTCGAATCCGAACTGTCACAGCTCGAAAAGAACGATCTCGGCAACGTCAAACTCGGCGCGGACAAAGTCAAGGACAAGATGGGCGAACTTCTTGATAAAGCGCCGTCTCTCGGTCACCTGCTTACGGCTGACACGATCCTGACTCCGGACGGACTCAAGGCGCTTCAGGCGACCGCCGGAGGCAAGACCCTTGTCTCCCTGGTCAAGCAGCGCTACGGAACCGCGTCGCCGAAGCTTGTGCAGGAGTTCAATCCATACAATTCCGAACTTGCGGATCTTACCTTCGAGAACGCGAAGAAGATCACCGGCAATTCCGTCACCGGCGCCGGCGAGTATATGAAGAAGGCGAAGGAAGTTCTCGGCAAGAAACCGGCGAAGAGAAAGAGCGAGACCGACGCGCAGTACAAAGAGCGCGTATCCAAGTGGGAGCGCGAGGTCAACGAGTGGGCGGTACAGCAGTATCTCTTCGATATCGGCGGAGCCAGGATCCAGTCGTTCTCGGACTTTATGATCGAGAACGTGTTCGACTATTTCCAGATCATGGGAGATCTTGCAGCAAAGGGATTCCCCATCCACGGATACACAAAAGAGATCGTTTGCGCTCGGCTGTTCGGGCAGACCGGAGCCAAGTGGAACGGATCTCTTATCGCCACGCTCTCAAAAGACAAAAACACGCCCGCCGGACTCATTTCGGAAGAGGAGTACGAGAGCTGGAAGAAGAACGGAAAGATTCCGGAGGGGCTTGAGTGCATCAAGGTCACCGGGAGAGACGGCAAGACCTGGTATATCGGCTTTGACGATTTCGCCAGGAACAAAGCCACGAAGGGCAGCGCAAAGCAGACGTTCATACAGTCTATAGGGATGAAGGACATTATGTCTCTTATCCTCGATCCGCGCTATTCAAAGAGCGTCGGCAACATCACGATAGGGGTATCCGATGAGCAGATCATCGCGATGCTCCGGTCTCCCTATTTCCGGATGGTGATTCCGTATCACCTGTCCGGCATGGGCAAGGACTTTGCGATCCGGACCGGCGTCGATGCATACACCGACTACACGGCGTATCAGAACACCCGGATCGGACAGCTCTATGATATAAAAGGCAATCCGGTCGATTCTCTCGGACTTTCAGCCAACGATTTGAAAAAGCAGATCGAATCCTTCAACTTCAACGCGCGGCTGCGTGACGTGGGCGACGCGAGGGCGGTAGCCGACGAGTATATCGCATGGTGCCGCCAGCGCCATGAAATCAGAGACGGAAAGAAGTTATTAGGATATTCCGAATACCTGCCGAAGTTCTCCGGATCCGAGGACGGAAAGTATTATGACTTTACGCAGGAAGAAAACTACTACAAGCTTCTTGAGGATTTCAACGTCTACGACGCAGTTGACGAGCTTAAAGGGATCCGGACTCCGGCGCCGCAGGAAGCCGTTAAGATGATATTCCCTGGCGACAAAGGAAGAAACCTGACGAAAAAAGAGCTGGATGCATACCGCACCCGGCTGAAGAAGGTCGGCATCTTCACCGACGCGGATATAGACAAGATCATCGAGAGGGCGAACTGGACGACCGAGCAGATCATCGAGCACGAGCTTGAGGGACGCGCCGCATACAAGGCAAACGCCGATAAGATGTGGGAGCCGACCGTCAACCTTATCGAAACCGCGCTGATGACCAAAAAGCGCCTTGATCAGTTCAAGACCGTTGACGAGTTTGAGGAGATGGCGTCGAGCAAGTCCGACAACGTCAAGCAGCAGATGCTTACCATACGCCCGGTCAACGGCACATACAGAGTCGAAGATACGGATATCCGGTATTCATATTCCGAAGATCTCAGCGGGGACAGCGACGAATCACTGATCGACAGGTACGACAAAGTTGCCGCCAATGCCGAAGGTAAGAACAGCTGGGTATACGGTTCAATCCTTCGGGATATAGTTTCCGAGTATGCGAAACGCCGCGGATTTACAAAGAAGCTTTTCCACGGCACGACCCAATTCGGATTTACTAAGGTGGATATGTCATACAGCGATGACGGCATATCCTTCTGGACGACTGACAACGAAGATACGGCATCAACTTACTCCGGAGAAACGGGAACGCGGTCAATAAAAGACAAAAAGCTCAATCTTGAAGAGATGAGCTTCAATCAACTTGCCACAATAACAGATCAGTACGGCACCGAGCATTCTGACAGTCCGTTTGGATTATACTTTGATTGTATAGAGTGCGGATACCGGGAAGCTCCAAGCGATTACTACCGCAGAGCGTTTGAACTTGGACAGGAGGATCTGGCAATGCTTCTTGAGGAAGCATTTGTTGATGATCTGATAGGCGATGAAGATCGCGAAAGACTCGGGGATATCGTCGATTATACCCCTGACCGGCTGGATATAGAGGATTTTGAATGGGCTTATAGGTTGATAAAGAATCTTGAAACCGACGGAGACCGTGAGTCATGGGTGCTTGAAACGGCTCAAGAGAAACTCAAATCAATAATCGGGATCAATTACGGGGACGGAGAGGGATATGTAATCACCGAAGACGGGACTATTATCAACAAAGATCAGCTTATCGAGGAACTGAAAAAACTTGAGCTCGACGGTGAGCTGCCTCTTCCGGGCAACTATGAACTCCTCGGCAATGTCAGCGACTTTCTTGAAATCGACGCGCATGACCGCAACTGGAATGATATTTATACACCGGATATCATGAAAGGTTCCGAACAGGAAGGTTTACCTATTGAAGGCAAGACTCGTGTTAATACAAGAGGCATCGCAGAGTTTGCTTACCAGCACGGATATCCCGGTGTTGTAATACGCAACGTCTACGATCACGGCGGAAAAGGATACTCCATAGCGTTTGGAGACGTGTACATTTTCTTCGACGGCAAGCGGCTAAAGTCTGCTGACCCGGTAACATATGACAACGATGGCAATGTCATTCCCCTTGAGAAGCGCTTCGAAGAGCAAAAGGATGATCTCCGGTATTCCTTTAATGAACTCGACAAAGAATATGACGAGGCGGTAAAGAGCGGGAATAAATATCGGCAGGAGCTGTTGGTCAGAGATGCCGCGCGAAAAGCCGGATATGATACTCCGATGCTGTTTCATGGCACGCCAAGATTCGGATTCACAACATTCGACCCGCTTTTGTATTCGCCCCAATCACCGTACATATACACGTCCTCAAAATCCAACGTCAGCGCCAATTATGCCGGAGATAATCATTATGCGGCACGCCGTGATATCGGAAGAAAATACCGCACAGGAGACAGTCTGTCCGACATAATCGCCAATGCGGAAACGATATGGGGTAAAAAGTATCACGAGGCGACTGAAGCGGAACGCAAAGCCAAGTACGATCAGGTCATCAAAGAAGGCGCAAAAGCCGCGGACAAAATCGATGAACTGTACGTAGATATTGACTATCCGAATGAATCCGTAATGAACGCTGCCGCGTGGATAGGAAATCTGATGTTCAGCGCCAGGGACTATGACAATTACTTTGAAGCCGAAAGCGACGAAGAGCGAAACGTCATTCGGGAGAACTGGGCGTCTGATATCCGGAATTTTGCCGAAAGCGTGCCGGAGCTGAAAGAATGGTACGAGGAACATCGAAAAGACTTGACGCCGGAACAGCGGAAATATGTTGCTTACCTGCTCAGCTACGACGTCGGAGATGCTGCGATAGATCTTGAATATTCTCTTCAGAGAGCAATATCCGACGGTCGTATTCTGGCGGGCGAAGACGGATCCCTGGCAAATGCCGATGAACTGAAGGGAAGCATGGATGAGATCCACAATATCGGATCATACCAGCTTTACGGAAATCTCGGTGAGAATCCATTTGAGTTTGACGCAAACGGCGGTCAGTTCTGGGCGCTAAAGGTTCCGGAAATGGGCGAAGGGTATCATGGTACCGATGCCGTCTGCAAGTGGGCGAAAGAAAACGGCTACACTTCGGTCATCATGCGGAACATATACGACTACGGCGAAAAGGCAGACAATTACGTTTTCTTTGAGCCGAGCCAGCTGAAGTCCGCGGACAACATCACATATGATGACGACGGTAACGTGATACCGCTTTCGGAGAGGTTTAATCCGGAGAACGATGACATTCGGTATTCCTTTGGCGAAGAAAAGCGCGGTCGCGGCGAGACGCAGGAACTCCTCTACACCGCCGCCGAGCAGGACGAAGCCCGGGACTACGTGTCGAATTTCGACGCCTACGATCCGGACACCCGGATCTCGGTGCTTGAATTCCTCCGCAGCGCGAAGGGAACCAAAGCGGACAAGAAGATCCTCCGGACGATATCCAATATCATCGTCGCGTCCAATGATCTTGACGTCCGGTTCGCGGATACCGAAGAAAAGGGCGTGTATATCAGAGGCGAGAGCGGGCAGCAGCTGATCCTCCTGGATTCGAAGCTTGAGAGCGCCGACGCCATCCGTAAGACGCTGTCTGCGGAGATGATCCACATGGCGGAGCAGAACGCCGAGGGCTATGACAAGTTCGCAAAGATAGTCCTGGCGATGACTCCTCCGGAGGAAAAGGAAAAAATCGAGAAGAAATACCGCGACTACTGGGAGAGCGTCGGAAGAGAGATTTCCGACGAGGCGCTTCTGCACGAGTGCGTATCCGAGCTTGGCGCCGATCTGATACAGGACTACGATCTTGTGTCAAGATGGGCGAACCGGGACAGAAGCTTCGTGACGCGGCTGCTTTCCGCCGCGAGATCCCTTGCAAGGTCACTGTTCGGCAAGGACAAAGACGCATACCGCCAGGCGGCGCAGATGACTGCGATGCTGGCGGACGCGCTCACCGGAAGAGCGGCGTCGAACGAGGGACCGGTGATCCGGTATCAGCTCGGCGACAAAAAGACCAAGCCGGTCTCCGAGAGGGAGCAGCTCCAGGATCAGGCGAGAGCCATCCATTACTTTACGATGCCGCGCTCGCGCCAGCTTATAAACGAGTGGGTAGACACGCTGATCAAGCCGTATTTCACCGAGGGCTCCGGATCTCCCTACGTTCCGACCATCGTGCCGAGGGATCTCTCGCTCAAGAAGCTCAATATTCCGACCGGAACTGCGCTGAGGGTCCGCGGACTTGACGGAATAGTCAAGGCACTGTACGTGGACTTCTACACCGCCGAAACTACCAGAGAGGCGAAGAAGGCGGCTGAATTCATAGCAGACTCGATCCTGAACAAGACTTATCTCGGAGACACGGATATATCTGTCAACGACGCGGTCAAATCGAAAGACACCGCACTGGCGATAGGCATGAGATCCGCTTTGAAAGACAAGATCTACGAGGCGCTCACCGGCGGCGAAGCCGAGTCCGCCGTTGACTCGATCAGAGTCCGGTACGAGAACCTGATGAAAGGCGTCGAAGCTGAGGCAAAGAGGCGTGAAAGCGAACTTGAGCGGCAGATAGGCGAGGCAAAGGGCGTGATGAAAGCCACGCTCCAGGCAATAGAGCAGATCAACCGCGCCCGGAAACAGTACAAGGACGGATACTACCGCTACCAGGGAACGCTGGCGGCGCCGGAGATCAAGCTCCTCACCGACGCGGTGATCGCCGCCAAGTCGAGAGGCGGATATCTGATCCCGGAATCAACGAGGAAAGCTCTCCTCGCATTCAACGACGTCTTCAGGATCGAGCAGCTTCGGGCGGACCTGAACGAAGAGTACGAAGTCCTGGGGATGAATGTCGAGACCATCAAGGATCTTGACTACACGGTTAACCAAATGGTTAAGGACTACGATATCAAAGACGAGGCGGATATGGCAAAACCGCTGACTGCCGCCGAGATCGAAACCTTTGCCGACGTCGCCCGCGCCACGGCGCAGCTCTACCGGACTTACAACAAATACTGGGATGAGAAACGCAAGACGTGGATTGACGCGGACGAGACCGCAAAGCGCGGTATAGATATCGTAGAAGCGACGCAGAAGCTCCGGGAAGCCGATCCGAAGATCGTCAAAAAGATGCGCGAGGTGATGGACAAGTACGGAATCGAAGCTCTCGATCCGCTTGCCGTCTCCCGGCTGCTTGACGGTTACGACGACGACGGAGTGATGACAGAGATCATCACAGACGTCATGAACGCCGAGAACGCGAAGACTCTCCGGATTCAGAAGTATATGCGCGAGGTCGATGAGTTCATCAAGGCGACGAAGGGCTTCGAGAAGCACCTGACGAGCGAAGAGGATATGATCGAGTACCGCGGTCAGAAGCTCACGAGAGACGAGTTCATTCAGCTCTATATGACCACTTTCCGGAAGCAGGCGCTTCTGCACCTGGGACTCGGTCGGATGGAATTCGGCAGCGTCGGAAGCAAATACGGACTCCGGATCATAGCTCCGTACATCCAGGCGGCTGAAGCGGCTACCGGCTCCACGGAGAAGGTCGAAGCGCCGACGATTGAAGAACTTCAGAACGAATCCGAGAAGGTCGTCCGGGAGATCCGGGCGCTCGGCGAAAAGGTGCTTACTCCGGAAGACCGGAAGTACATCGAACTGATGGAGAAGTTCTATAACACCGTGTCCACCAACGACAAGCGCGAAACCGACTACAAGTATTTCGGCATGACGAATGTCAATGATGATCCGGGCGACAAATACGTCCCCATCGTCACGAGCTCCTCCAGCCGGGCGTCGTCGATCACCGACGAGCGCACCGCGATGCTTGATTTTGCCACGCTCTCCGGACAGTCCTTCAACAAGAACACCGTGAGAGGCGCGAAGAACCCGCTTAGCATCACCGGAGCTTACGGACTTATGCAGAAGCACGCGAACGGACTTGCGGCTTACGTCGAGCTGTACGCGGCTATGCAGAAGCTTGACAGGATCTGGTCAACGGACATCAACCACGACAGACAGAACTCGAAGCGGCTGCGCGACGTACTGAAGAACGCCTACGGAGAAAACGTTGAAAAGTACGTCCGGAACCTGATGGGCGACATTCAGGGCATCAATGCGAAGAGACCGAACGCATTCAATGCGATCATCAACCGCATGCGCTCGAACTACGCGATATTCCAGCTCGGCGCGAACCCGAAGACCTGGTTCAACCAGCTCGGATCTATGGGCGCCCTGTACCGCTTCTGCGACCTGGACAGCATCACGAAGGGGCTGATCCCGACCAACCTGGACAAGATGGCTGAGTATTCTACCGCCGCCGCGATCCGCGAGGGGAGCGACGTCGCCGTGAAAGCGCAGACTCTTACGAGTCAGGTCTCCGGAAAGGTCAAAGACGTCCTTATGAAGCCCATCGGGTGGGCGGATATGAAGATCGTCGGCGCGTCCTGGGGCGCTTGCCAGTACCAGGTCCAGAAGGATACCGGGTATGCCGTGGGATCCGAAGAAAACCTGAAGGCGGCGGGGCAGCTGCTCAACAAGGTCATCAACGAGTCTCAGGATACGTCGCTTGCGTCCACCAAGACCGGGATCGCGAGATCCGACAACGAACTGATCCGGTCCCTGGCGATGTTCAGATCGGCGCCCTTTAAGCAGTATTCGAGGATGACCGACGCCATCGGCACGCTCTCGATCCTGTCGGCGAAGAAGAAAGCCGGACAGACGGTAAGTGACGAGCGAATGGCTGCAGCCAAGAAAGAACTCGCCCGGACCGGCGCCGGATGGGCGCTGCAGGCGGCAATAGGCGTCGCCATCTCCCTGCTCTTCAACTGGCTGTATGACAAAAACAAAGAGGTCACCGCGAAGGACGTAGCCCTTGACTACTCCTCCGAGCTGATATCGGTCATTCCGCTTGTCGGAGATCTGTACAACTACATCGTCTCCGGATACGATCTCTCCTATTTCGCCTTCGATATGCTCAATGACGGATTATCTTCGACGCAATACTCGTTGAAAACGGTTGGAAGAGCGCTATCCGGCGACAATGTAAGCCGCCAGGACATTGCCAAGATGCTTGACAAGGACGCGACGGTCATCGGTCAGTTCACCGGAATGCCGACGCGAAACGTCAAGAACGCGCTCGTCGGACTCACCAAGCGCCTCTCGTCGATCTTCGGAGGATCTCTCGGATACCGGCTCGACGCGGCGAGATACTCGCAGTCTTACCAGAGCGATCTCCAGAAGGCGCTGGAGGACGGCAACGACCGGCTTGCCGAGACCATAGTGGAATTGCTTTACTCGGACAAGAAAGCCACGTCAGAGGCATCCGAGGCGGTCGTGAGCGAGGTCGTACGGCTGTACGGAGAAGGATATAAGAACGTGCTTCCTCCGACGGTCTCCTCGACGGTGACCGTTGACGGAGTCGAGTATGATATGACGGCGAAGGATCAGAAGAAGATCCGGTCGGTTGCCAACGGAGCCGACAGGGTCATCACCGGAATGATATCTACCGACACCTACAAGGGGCTTGACGACGCGGATAGGGCGAAAGCCATCGGCAAGATCTACGACGTCTATTACGACCGGGCGCTGAGCGAAGTCTTCGGGGTCCCAATGACCAAAGCAGACGCGATATCCCGGCTGGGGGATGAAGCTGTGATCTTCTCGGCGGCGGCGCACGTAGCGAACATAGAATCGGATAAGGACGCCAACGGGAAGACGATAGCAAACTCCCGGAAAAACAAGGTCAACGAGTACCTGACGTCGCTCGGACTCGATCTCGACACGCTGTCTCTGATCCTGTACGCATCGGGATACTCGTCGGAGGCGCTGAAGAAGCAGGTGGGGACCGTTGCGGCAACTGCAAACCTGGACGCGGACACTTATGCGGACGTGTACGGAGCGCTGAATCTTGCCTCGGCGTAACAAACCAAATCAATGCTTCCGGCAGGGGATTTTCCCCTGCCGGAAATGCGCCGAAGGCAGACCGAAAAAAAACAAAGATGATAACCAATCGAAGTAGCAACTTTGATATAATATTCTCGAAGCCAAATTAAAATTGCGCCCAAGCGCAGAAAGGAGAACATTATGGCACAGAAGACACCGAGTCCTTATCAGACGAACGGTCTTACCGTCAAGGCGCCGCGTCCCGAAAAAGGCGGGACTAACGCAACCGTGAAGCGTGGAAATGATCTGCGCGTGAAAGGCGGAAAGAAGTAAGAGAGGGACACAATGAACGTAGACGTAACGCTGGACAGCATCCTTGACGGACTGTACAAGGGAACCGAAGACAACGGAGGGCAGAATCCTCCGGAAGAGAAGAAAGACGAACAGGGGGCTCCGGAGGAGTCCCAGAAAGCGCCTGAATCGAAACCAGAGGAGGAAATGACCGATGAAGAACTCGCGCTCTCGGTCAGCGTGGATCTTCCGGACGCGCCAAAAGGGGGCTCACCCGCACCTAAAGAGGGTGATAAAACGCCTGAAGAGCCGCCTAAAAAGCGTACAGCGGAAGACGCGAAGAAGATCCGCGAGGAAGCGGAGGCAGACGTCAGAACCCTGCGGTCGGCATTTCCGGAGCTGGCTAACCTGAGGGGACTCGGAGAACTTCAGGACTCACGGAAATATCTCGAATACCGCAAAAAAGGACTTACCGCCGAGGAAGCGTACACGCTGTCCTATGCGGGAGTCAAACGGAGAGAAGCGCAGGCGGGCGGCGTAAAAAAGCCCGATCTGAGATCCTCGCCGTCGTCGGGAGGGCTTCCGGACGCGAATGCTCCCACGACAAGAGAAACGCGCGAATTCTGCGCGCAGACCGGCATGAGCTTAGCTGATGCCAAAAAATACTTTAGAAAATTTTAGAGAGGTAAAGAAAAATGGCTTTCAAGATTGAAAGACAGCTTGCCGGACAGTCGAACGCCCCGGAGATGTTCATCGAACTCCCTTACGGCAGCTCGTCCAGCGCAACGTTCAAAGCCGGTACCGCGGTAAGACTTAACTCCGGAGTGGTAACGAAGTGCTCCGGCGACGTCAAAGGCGAATTCATAGTCGCCCAGGACGTTTCGGTCTCCGCTGCGACCGACAAAATCAAAGTATACAAGGTACTCCCGACTATGGTATTCGAGGTACCGCTTTCCGCCTACAGCGCGACCTACGTCAAGGTCGGCGCGAGAGTGACGTTCTACTCTGACGGCGCAAAGGTGACGGCGACTGCCGCTACCAACGACGGCGCGTTCATAGTGGATACGAAGGGCGCGAAAGCCGCCGGCGATAAAGTTCTCGTAATGATGGGCTACGGCGTATATGCATAATCTGAAGAAAGGAGTACAAGACAATGGCTGAAATTTATACCGCTGATTTCGGGGGAATATCCTCCGAACTGCACGCCAGAATAGGCAAGATCGCATCTGCCGTCTGCGCGTATATCGAAAGTGAAAGCGACCTGCTCGCGGGTCGCGGAACCTACGCGGATCTGCTGTACAACGTACAGAAATCCAACCATGCCACCGAAGCTCTCGTAAGCTCGAATGAATTCGGAACTCTTCCGATAGTTGAAGAGGGCGGCAAAGCCGGAACGCTCACCATGAAGGAACTCCGCAAGATCATCATCTCGCATCATCAGTTCCTCGGCGAGTTCATCATCACCGACACGATGATCGAGGACTCGAACTTCGCGGAGATGGAAAGAATCTCCCGCAACATGGTGAGATCTTACTACAGAACCCGGAACAAGTTCGCGGAAGCCGCCATCCTCGGCGGTCTTGCCGGACAGTTCGTGTTCGGCGGGAAGACCCATTCCGCCAAAGCCATCGACGACGTGGCGCTCTTCTCGGTAAACCATCTGTATACCGAAGATAATCTGATCCAGTCGAACAGATTCTCCGACGTCCGCGCCTCCGGCGTAGACTGCGACGCGGCATATCTTACCGACGCTCTCAACGTTCTGGTCTCGAAGGGCAGAATGCTCAAGGACGAGGTCGGAGATCCCACCGGATATCTCTTCGACACCATCCTCGTACCCGGCGGCAACGGCAAACTCGAAGCCAAACTGAAGACCGCTGTCGGCACCTACCAGGTTCCCGGATCCGGTAACAACGACATCAACCTTCAGTACGGTCTCTGGAACATCGTCACCCTTCCCGACTGGACTTCCACGAAGGACGAGTTCATCCTTATGTCCAGCGATGCCAACAAGCAGCTCTCCGGCAACGTCTTCTTCGACAGAGTCGGATTCAACGTACGCGGCACGCCGGTCATCGACACCGCGTCATTCAAGAACGTCGGACGCGCACGTATGGGCATCGGCTTCGGCTCGTACAAGCACATCATGCACTTCGAGACGCTTGCCTACGGCGAAAGCACCCTGACCGACGGCGGAACCGCCGGAACCAACTCGACTGACGTCGATATCTGAGGAGACTGACTGATGCGCGTATGCGATGTATATCACAGCTCGGCTGCGCTGAGCGGCGACAACTCTTTCGAGAGTGCGAAATGGTTCTACCTGAACCTGAACCGGGCGCTCGATCAGATTAACCGGCTCCGTCCGCAGGAGGCGACGGTCAGACTTTTTCACAAGGTCCCTGACTGCGCCCTGGAGCAACTCCGTCCGCGGTACGTCAAAGCCGGTGACGTATACACCGCATTAGGCGCAACCGGAGTCACATTCAGAGCCACCGGAAGCGGAAAGGTAAAACTTACCGCTTCCGGCAGCGACCAGTATATAACCTGGTCAAATGACGGCAGCGAGAAGCAGAAGCTCTGCTCCGCGCTGATCGCAGACGTATTCGGGGAAGAAAAAAAGGATATAACGCTTACTGTGACGGAAGCATCCGCCGGTATGATGATAGGAAATCTCGCGGCTTACCGGGATCCCCTTGACACCGTCCCCGAATACGGCTGGTATATTGAGTACAAAATGGCTGATATGGTCGATGACTTCTCAGAGTTCGCCAAGCAGCCGCTTATGGTCGACGACGTGTATGCCGAGGATATCGACTACCGTCTCGGCGAAAAATCGATCCTCTTATCGAGGAAATCCCCGGCGCGCGATTACTACGTGATATATCGCAGGTACGTTCGCAAAGCCGTGTATACTTCCGAGCCGGATTCGGATACTGCTGAAGTTGATATCCGGTCGGATCTCGAAGATCTGCTGCCGCTGCTTGTCGGGTACCTGTGCAACGTGTACGCGGACCCGGAGGTGGCTACGATCTTCAAGAGAGACTATGACGAGCAGGTGGCAATGTATCTGCGCCAGGTGCAGGTACCGCGCGCCGAGCGGCTCGTAGACAGGACAGGATGGCTTTACTGATGGCATACGGAAGAACTTATAACACCATCAAGTCGCAGGCGCAGATGACGCGCACGCTGGGCTATCCGGCGTCGTTCGGCGGAGTCGATGTAACAAGTCCGGAGAGGGCGGTAGCTGATAACCGCTTCTCTTACGCCATGAATATGTGGAAAGACTACGACTCCGAGAGCGGCGCGTGCATCGAAACGTTCCCCGGCTGGCGAAACATTTTCGGTTTCGGGAACGCCGTATGGGGAATGTGGCGATACGGCGAGTGGGTACTTGTCCACACCGGAGACGCACTGAAAGCTTTCAGGCACGCTCATCGGGACGGGGGGACCGCAACGACGGTCATCGTCTCCGGACTTGCGCAGCGTAATTCCTCCGGCTTTGTTGCAAACGGATCTTTCTGGCACCTGGACGGGACCACCTATCGGAAAATTACATACAGCGGAGGCACCTGGTCAACGGTCGCGGTAACCGACTGGAGCAACTATACGCCCTACGTGCCAACGCTCTTTGCGTCGCATACGATCCTTGACGGGCATCCGCAGTATTACGAACAGCGCAATATGTTGATAGATGCCTACAAGGAGTCTTTTGTTATAGGTGAGCCGGATATCACCGATATAACCGCGACAAACAAAATCAGATACCAGATTATATCCGAGAAGGACAAGACCTGCCGGGCAACCGGCGGACTTGATATATCGGCGGAAATTATCGGCGGCAACCGGACTGTATATATCCCCGGGCACGTCAAGCTCGGCGGAATAGATTACACTGTCGAAGAAATAGGCGAATTCCAATCGCCTACCAATTGCGTTGAACTGTGGATAGGCAACGGCGTCAAAAGAATCGCGGCGCTCGCTTTCAACACGTTCACGTCTCTCTCGATCCTGCACCTGCCGGAGACCATCGAATCAATTGGTTCGAAAGCTTTCGGACAGTCGAGCAACACCATCACAATCTATATGTACGGTCCTGAACTTGATGATGAAGCATCGAATCTTAACGGACTCCTGGTCAGCAAGCTAAGGGTATCTACTGACGCTTTCAATGGCTCCGTGGATATGAATCTTCCACATATATATACATCCGGTAAAGTTCAACAGATATATGCGATAAGAGATCTGATAGACCCGACACAAGCATCCTTCGATCCGGACTTCTGGCAAATAACGTCCGGATACGATCTTCCCGCTGAACCTAAGAGAAAAT